GTCGGAGGTGGCCGTGTGCGTGAAGTAGACCCCCAGCAAGCGCGTGCGGCCAGAGACAGCCGCCGCAGAGGCGGTCTTCCGTACCGACTGAATGTTGCTGAAGCTCATGGCGTCCTCCGATTAAGAGAGGTAGCGAGCTTGCAAGTACGTCACCGTGACAGTAGCAGCGCCCGCAGTGCCATTACCGTTCTGCGCGGTAAAGTCTGCCAGGACCTGGATGCCCGTCGTTCCGACGTCCGTCGCGACACTGTTGGTCAAAGTACCACGCGTAGTGGCCGCGCTCTTGACCGAAGTGGCAGGAAGGAATGCGGTAGCTGCGGCGGACGTGCCTACAGAGACCGTGGCCGTACCCGTGTCATCGTTGGCCGTGGTGACGTTCAAAATGACGTCAACAATCTGCGAGCCAGCGGGAATGGTGGCGACCACTTGATCAGCAGACGTTGCACCGATGATGTCGATGACCGCCGACTGAGCCATCAGCACAAAGCCGACGTTGGCGACGTTAGTACCGACAGTGGTGCCGGTGGTTTGGGAAATAGGGCCGGCTTTAAGCGGGCCCGAAAAGGTAGAAGCACCCATTTTGATCCTCACATGCGAGTGTGTTGAAGCACATCTGTCTGCATGTCGTCAGCCGGGACTGTCAGATGTGCCGGTAACCCCGGAACTTGCATTGACTATAACCGAAGTCCACCAAAAGAAAAAGGGGGCTTTCGCCCCCTTTTTCGAGCCTCTTAGGCTCCTGGGCATCCGAAGATGCCGCGAGGATCGCTGAAGCCGAAGCTGTAGCGCTCGCGAGCCTTGTAGCGGACGTTGCCAGTATCGAAGTCGCCCTCGAAACCAGTGCGGATCGCCACACGAGAGAACATCTTCATGCCGTTGGGCGCGTCGGTCTTGATGAACCATGCGTCCGGGTCGGTCAGGAAGTGGTTGACAGAGTAGCCCTGCGGCACCATGCCCATGTTCCGAATGGCGTTGATGTCGTTGTCGGCCGTACCAACGCGAAGCGTGGACTTCAGGATACGGTCGGCAGTGAACATCAGCTCCTTCGGGATGATGAGCTTGAGGCCCTGGACAGCGATCTTCAGGCCGCGTTCGTCCGTGAACGCAGCGATGTCGATCAACGCCTGCTCCAGAGAGGTCTCCGACAAGTCGGCCGGGGTGGTCAGCTCGTTCTTGAGGTCCGGGCCCGACAGGGTCGGGTGATCCAGAGCACACAAGGGCTTGCCGTCGCCACCGATCGAGGTGTCGAATGCGCCGTTCAGAACCGAAGCAGCTTTGATCTGCTTGGTCTGGGCCATCGAGCGAGCCAGTGCCTTGGTGTAGCGGGCCGACAGACGGTCGTAGAGGTTGTCCTCCACGGCTTCTTCGGTCAGCGAGAACGCCAGGGCGATGGTCTCGTGGGTGTAACGAGCAGTGTAGACCTCTTGTGCCTGGTCGTAAGCGACACCAGCACCTTCAGTCTTCACCGGAGCCTCAGCGAAACCCGACTCCATGACCTCTTCTTCAAACGCGCGGTCTGAAGTTTCGATCGAGTAGATTTCTTTGTGCTCTTCCTCGTAGTTCTTGTATTCAAGGCCAAACAGAGCATTGAGACCAGGCTCAAGCTCTTTGACCAGTTGTGCGCGGGAAATTGCCATGACTCAGCTCCTTTACTGACCAGCAACACCGGCACTGCCGTACAGGTGCTCATTGATCTTCACAACAACCACGGTGTAATTCTCATCGAGGTTGTTACCGGGGACATCCCACTTACCAACGAGCTTCAGGTTCAGCGCAGCGGTAGTGGCGATCGTGGACGAATCCAGAGTCATGTTCGACAGACCGGTCGTGGTGGAGCCCGTGGTAGAGGCCGTCACGTCCGCGTTCTTGCCGAAATCACCCTGAACGATGTCCTCGTCAGCCTGGATGATGAACAACTGGCTGGGATCATCAATCACATCGGCCTGGATAGTGCCGGAAGTGATGTTGATGGAGCCCGGATAGAAGTTCTTCCAGGTGGGCTTGCCGGTGGTGGGATCGACGTAGTACACGCCATTCAGAACGCCCACAGCCGCCGTATGGGTGGCAGGGTTGAACTTCAGGATATACCCGTCTTTGAGGGTGACCAAGTCACCTTGATAAATTGCCCCGGACTGGTTATCAGCGATCTGGTAGCCGTACTGCTTTTGAGAGCCGGTAGCCGACAGATTGCCGAGAGGACGCAGACCAAAGGGCTTGTTCACGTTAGCCATTTGATGGTTCCTTCAAAAAGTGAATTCACTGGCCCTTGGTAGAGCCGCCGAATGAAACACGAGACCTGCGTTCGGGCCGCTGAATGACCATGTTGTGATGCGCATTGGCCTTCATCAGCTCGTTATCCGCAGCCTGCATTTGGTCGATCGCTCTGGTCTGATAGTACGCCTTGCGCTCGGCCACCGTTTCGTCTGGAATGCGTGCCAGCATCAGACCTCCCACGCTGATAACACCAGCATGTCGGCCGTCTTCAACCGTCGGGACATGATAGTCGGGGTATTCGTCGCCACGAACCAGTTCGTACCCCTCACGGAGACGTCCTGCGATGTTCGTACGGTCGGCGACACCACCGGCTTCTGCTCGAATCCAACGGTGCTGATATCCAGGGGGCGCGGGCGGAGCATCAAGTCGCGAAGGCGGGGCCCAAGGACGACGGCGCGCATCCTTTGCACGAGATTCGGCCTCGCGCGTGGTGCGATTAAGAGAGGGTACTTTAACGTCGCTCATGGTTTCACTCCTTCACGTACTTGGCGTATTCCTCCAGAGGAACACCCAGCTTTTTGGCAATTGCAACTTGACTTGGCGTCAGTTTGACAGTGCGGCGTGCAGCTTGATTTATCCCGCTTGAACGGGAAGCAGGTGCCACGGTTTGCTGCACGTTACGCGTGGCCCCACTCTGCGCGAACCTTTTTGGGAAGGCGTCGCGAATCCTTCGATCTAGCTCATCATAATAGGTGTCGGAGTTAGGGTCAACGCCCTCCACTTCGATCAACTGACGATGAATTCCCCATGCAGCATGGGTCATGACCGTATCCCG